AGAGGTGCCTATAAAGACGATGTATATGAAGATGATATAGAAACTCCAGAAGAAGTTGGCACCGTAGAGGCTACCCAACAAGACTCTGAAGGTTTTATGGATGCAAACACTGCAAGTGCTGTTCCTAACAATGAAGAGGTACAAACAGAAAAACAAGAGCATGATTATAAGAAAAGATATGACGATCTAAAGAAATACTACGATCAGCAACTAAATGAATGGAAGCAAGAAAAAGTAACTCTTGCTGCCCAAGCTAATGTAGCTGAAAAAGTACAACAAGAACAAGAGTATGCTCCTCCTAAAACTAAGGAAGAACTGGCTCAATTTAGGGAAAAATATCCAGATGTATATCAAGTTGTTGAAACTATCTCTCACGAAATGGCTGACCAAAAAACTGCTGATCTTAAAGCTAAAATTAACGAGCTTACTGAAAAAGAACAGAAGTTAATTGTACAGTCTGCATTTAAGCAGCTAAATTCAGCCCACCCTGATTTTAATGAAATCAAGGCTACTCCTGAATTTTTAGCATGGCTTGAGGAACAACCTGCCACTATAGCGGATGGTATTCGTAAAAACAATACTGATGCTAAATGGGCAATTCGCACTGTTGACTTATACAAAGCGGATGTGGGTATTTCGTCAAACAAAACTAGAGCGGTCTCAAATCGTAAATTGGATGCAGCTCAGGCGGTATTAAAAACTAAAACTAATCCTGCGAGGTCAGCCTCCGGGAATAAAAAAGTTTGGAATATGTCTGAAATTCAAAATATGAAACCTTGGGACTTTGAGAAATATGAAGCTGAGATTGATGCTGCCATGCAAGATGGTAGAGTCAACCACTCAGCATAACTTTAAGGATAACTTAATATGGCTACAATGGGATCAGCAGCTGGTTACCAGAATTTACCTTCTGGAAATTGGGCACCTGCTATTTACAGTCAAAAAGTTCTTAAATATTTCCGTAGGGCATCGGTTGCTGAAGCAATTACAAATACTGATTATACCGGAGAAATTGAGAATTACGGTGATACTGTAAACATACTAAAAGAACCAACAGTTACTGTGGCTTCTTATGGTCGTGGACAAACTATAAACACACAAACACTTGCAGATGATCAAATCACACTAACAGTGGATCAAGGCAATTACTTTGCGTTTAAAGTTGACGATATAGAAGAAAGACAAGCTCACGTAAACTGGGAAGCTCTTGCAACATCTTCAGGTGCATATGCTCTGAAGAAATCATACGACTTCAACGTACTAAACGCAATTAACGATGGTGCTGCTACTATAGATGGCACATTGGGTGTTGCAGGTACTGCTATATCTGGTAATACAGGTAACGAAATAGCAAACTACCTTAGTACAGCAGCTCGTGTATTAGACGACAATGACGTTCCGGGTGAAAACCGTTGGCTTTGTGCCAGTCCTCAGTTCTTTGAAATATTAAGACAGGCTGACTCAAAAGTTATGGATGCTTCTGTAACAGGAGGCCCATCCAACTTATTCAACGGTCAAGTAACAGATAGAAAGATACATGGTTTTACTCTGTATCAAACTAATGTTATGGTTGTTGGATCTACAGGATCAGATGCAGCAAATACATTTGGACCTTCAGGAACATCAGGTGAATGTGATGTCTTGTTTGGACATATGTCTGCAGTAGCTACTGCTTCACATATTGCTAAAACAGAAGTAATACGTGATCCAGATAGTTTCTCTGACATAGTTCGTGGTTTACACGTATTTGGTCGTAAAGTACTTCGTGGCTCAGGTGATGGCTACAAAGGTGTATTCACTGGTGTAGTGGATTTAAATACATAAATTAGAAAGGATTAATATAAAATGGGTACATTAAATGTAACCGGTGCCGGTGGCACAACAGGTCATCCTTCTAATGGAAGGGTACCTTATTTAGTTGAGAATACTATTGATTTATCTCAACTTAGAGGTGGCACTGGACCAGACAATGCAGACGTTTTACAAGTACTAGACATACCTGCAGAGACTTTAATCATGGAAGCTGGAATAGAAGTGATAACTGCACTTTCTAGTTCTGCTACTATGGATATGGGTATTACAGGTGGAGACGTTGACATTTATGTTGACGGTGACTCTAACGCAACAGGTTATGCTACATTGACTGCAACTGCTAGACATATAGCAGCATCTGCAGATACTTTAGACATACTTATCGGTGGTGCAGATTCATCTGCTGGTAAAATTAGAGTGTTTGCTGTTATGTGTGATGTTTCAGGAAATTCTGAAACTGACACAAATACAGACGCTCAACATGATACTGTAAGTTAGTACTAAACAACTTTGGGGGAGGGGTTATTCTTCTCCCTCAATTTAAGTAAAGGAAAATCTATGGCAACAATAGATGTAAGATCTACACAAAAAATATATAAACCTAAAACAACTGCAGACGATAGAATAGAAGAAATGGAAATTCGTTTAAAATCCATTACACAAACATTAAATTTAATCTTAAAAAAATTGGATAACTAAATGGCTAAAAGAGGTTTGTATGCAAACATTAACGCAAAGAAAAAAGCTGGAACAAGTAACACAAAGAAAAAATCTACAATCTCAGCTAAAGCTTATAAAAATATGCAAGCAGGGTTTCCAAATTCTGCAAAAAATAAAGCTAAAAGAGCTAAGGGTTAGATAGTGGCTAGAACACCGGCATGGCAAAGAAAAGAAGGCAAATCTAAATCAGGCGGATTAAATAAAAAAGGAGTAGCTTCCTACAGAAAAGCTAACCCCGGATCAAAATTAAAAACAGCTGTAACAACCAAGCCATCTAAATTAAAAAAAGGATCAAAGGCAGCAAGTAGAAGAAAGAGTTTTTGTGCCAGAATGAGTGGAATGAAAAAGAAATTAACAGGGGCAAAAAAGAAAAATGATCCTAAATCAAGAATTAATAAGGCATTAAGAAAGTGGAATTGTTAGATGAAAGGTGTAAATCACTATACTAAACAAGGTAAAGTCCATAAAGGGGGCATGCACAAAATGTCTGATGGAACATTACATTCTGGTAAAACACACAGCAAAAGTAGTAAAAGATTATACCACTACGGAGAACTTACTAAAGCTGCACAAACTGTAGCAAAAAAACAATGGGGATAGAATAGTGGCAACAACATATCTAGTATTAGTAAACAACGTACTAAACGAATTGAATGAATCAGAATTAACATCCTCTAACTTTTCTAGTAGTAGAGGAATACAAACTGCTGTAAAGAAATTTGTAGTAAAAGCTATGCATGAAGTATATAATTCCCTATCCGAAATACCAGATCTGTACAAATCTACTCATCAAGTTACAAATGCTGGGCAAAGAACTTATGCTCTACCATCTTCAGCCTCACCACAAAGTGGCGATCTTGCATATAGAAAAATGGATTGGGATACATTTAGACTTGTACCAAACGAACTGTTAACAAACGGTGAATTTACTTCTAACATATCTAGCTGGACAACAATAGCAGGTGCCGGAAGTGCTGCATATAATTCTGGTGGAAACGGTAGATTACGATTAAACGATTATGCTGCTCACCAATCATTCTCTACAGTAAAGAATACAACGTATAGAATACAGGTAAGAGTTTTTGATTCAAACAGTACAGGGCAAGCATTGAAAGTACAAGTAGGTACTTCTGCTGAAGACACCACTAATTTAAGCACAACACTAACTGTGTCTGACTTTGGGTCTGGCAATGTTTTAGATACTACATTTACAGCGACAGCACAGACTACATTTGTTACAGTAAACAATCCATCTACAGCAACAAATATGGATGTAGATTACATACGAATATCCGAAGATATACCTGTAAAAAAATTAAGGTACCTAACCTATGATAATTGGAATAAAAGTTTTTTAGAAAGGGACTTAACTAACTCTAAAGATTCTTTAGGTGTTCCTGACTACGTCTATGCTACACAAGATAAAAAGTTTGGGCTATCCCCTGTACCAAATCAAAGCAACTATGCAATACAGTATGAATACTGGAAAGTGCACACAGATTTATCTGCACATGGGGACACTATGGATTTAGACGACAGGTTTAAATCTGTAATTACTACAAGAGCAAAATATTATGCATATATATTACGATCCGATCCACAAGCAGCACAAATGGCTTATGAAGAATTTAAAAATCAAATGCAAATAATACGTACAGAATACATAAATACTAAAACATATATGACAGATACAAGGATACATGTGAATGCCTGATACTTCATATCAAAAACCATTTACAGCCAGTTGTGCAGGGGGTCTTGTACTTAACAAAGACGTATTTACCATGCAGCCCGGTGAGGCATTACAACTGTCTAATTTTGAGCCAGATATAACTGGTGGATATAGAAGACTAAACGGAACTACAAAATATAATACAAACATTGTTCCCCAAGTAGCAAATGCAGACGAAAGAGTATTAATGTCTGTAATATTTAATGACATTATAGTTGCAGCAAGGGGTGGAACAGTATATACTGGAACAACAACTGGTAGTTGGACAAGTAGAGCTACAAGTAAAGGCACTACGTTTACTTACGATTTTGATAAATATAACTACAACGGCACAGATAAAATAATAATTGCTACAGGGGCAGCGGCAGCTTTTACACTAGATACAAGTTTTTCAGAAGATATAATAAATGCAACAGGTGGAGGCACAGCCCCTACCAACCCTAAATTTGTAAAATCTTTTGCCAACCATATGTTTTACGGTGGCATGTCTAACTCTACACACAGTGTTATATTCTCTGGCCCATTTACCGAAGATGACTTTAACACAGGTGCTGGTGAAATAAAAGTTGGTGACGTAGTTACAGGACTAAAAGTCTTTCGTAACGAACTGTTTATATTTTGCCAAAGACGAATATACAAAGTAACAGGGACAAGTTCAAGTAACTTTGCACTTGCCGAAGTAGCAAAGAACGTGGGTTCAATAGCTAATCATTCAATACAGGAGTTAGGTGGTGACATTATATTCTTATCTGCCGATGGTATCAGAACAATTGCTGGTACAGCAAGAATTGGTGACGTGGAGCTTGGAACTGTTTCTAAGCAAATCCAAGATAGAATCAATGATATCACTTACGATAATGTTACCTCTTTGGTA